ATTAGTCATTGATTTCTTCACGTAGTTGCTTGTGTTTAAGTATAGCAATTTCGTCTTTTAAATGCAACCTTTGTTTCTTCAATTCTTCAAGTTTTAGGTCTTCAAATAGCCCATTCTTTTCCAATGTGTCTACTTTCTTGTCTAGAGCACGATGTGCTTCTTCCAAATGTTTAATTCTCATTTCGTACATATTACACCTCTTCAAATAAACTTGTGAACATTTGATTTGTATAAGAATATCTTTTCCGATTGTCACCAAACTCTTTTGTTTTCTTTTGATGACAATTTGCACATAACACTTTTAAATTTGATTCACTAGTGTTTAGTTTGTCTCCGTCGTGATGGTCAATAGTTAAACTAGTGTTTAACGGATCTTTACAAAACCATCCCAAGTATCCGGATTTATTTTCACAACCTTTTGATTGCATCCACTCGTCTACTTCAAATCGAAGAACAGTTCTGTGTATATCACAGAATGTTTTCCACTTCCAAGTAGGACTACCATCTTTTTTAACATAACCTTTATGGTATCCTACTTGAGAAGTGCAGGATGGTAAACTACATTTTGGAGAATGTAGCCTAGACAATGATCTCATTTTGCTTCCTGTTCTAAAAACTCTGCTTCTAATTCTTCTAAAATATTTTCATCTAGTTCAGGCATAGCACTAACAGCACTCACACTTTTGTCTAACACAACATCATCGTGATCAAACAAGTTACTGAATGTGTTGTTGGCATTGCCTCCACGTAGACGCATACCCATCATGTTGTTTAACATTGGACGAGCATCTTCAATCATTTGCATAGGAGTTTCGGATTTGAAAAGTTCTTCAACAAAACGATCAAAGTAAAGAATGTTGCGTGGAACCCACTCTGAATACTCATCGCTCTTGTCAGCATCTTTGACTTTTTTCCATAGTCTCCAGTCTGGCTGTGCCTTGTGACGTTCAATGTCCATTAATGTGTTAGCACGTTGAACAGCAACAATATGGCAATATGTATTATGTGCCATCATTAGAGCATAACCAAAGCTATCCCAAGCAGTCTTGCCTTCTTTGCCTATCTTGTTTAGCATTCCTGGCTTGTACCAGCAGATGTCTCCAACGGACAATCTGCGTCCGATTTCACTTTCGAAGGGGAATGGAATGTTAAAAGCCTGGCTAAGGGCTTTGTTGTCTGGGGCTTTATCCATGATAACTGACCAGCGTTTATTGGTATGCTGGGCGTTTGTATAGACGAGCCCGTGTGCTGTCGCGATGAAGGGTGATGCGCAGTCAAAAGAAATGGTAAAGTTTTCATTAATGCTCTTTCGCACTTGGCGTTGGATTGAAGTTAGATAACAAGACCAGTCTAATTGGGCAGTACCCAAGAAGTGCATCCAGTTTCTGTCATCTAACAGTTTCTCATCACGGAGTATGATGATTCTCTTTAGTGCAACTTCCATGTCACACATATTCTTACCACCCATAGCCCAACCTTCAGTTGGTAGGTGTTTAACAGCATCGTACCAAGTCTGTGCTGTATCCCAGTCACTGCCTTGAAGTACATTTAAAAACTTAGTTTGACCTAAGCGATTACGAATGAAGTAATCATTGTTGTGTAGAGTCTTTTGCAAACAGTCGTTAAAGTCAATAAGACCTGTCTTTGGTCTATGAATATGATCACTGGCCCACGTAGGAACGTCTAGCAACATTGACCAATCAGCAGTTAGTTCTAACCAATTAAGGATGTTATCACGAGTTTTGTTGGCAGCAGGACCTTCAAAGTTCATCCAATCAAACTTTAAAACACCTTTACCAATCTGATATCCACCGGAGTCGCCGACAATAACTGTGTTATTGCGATCACGGACCTGTATCATACTGTCTTGAATCATTGTTTTTTCAAGATCTAACTGTGCATGACCTGCTGAATACAAACCATATTTGTAGGTAAAGTATCCTTGATCTGCATTTAAGAAGTTCATACCTTCAATGCCGCGATCAAACCCTTGAGGAATACGATCCTTAGGAACAAACTCTTCTATTCGTTGTTTAGCAACGTATGTACTATAGAAAGAGCTAATAGCAGGTAGGTATACCGCATAGTCTTTCTGTCCTGGTGTTAAATTAACTGGCGCTTTCATTATGTTCCTTAACTAGTTTAGCAGTAATATCCAATTGCTGCTTTGCTTTCTTCATGTTCTCTAATGCAATTTTAACAGCATCGTTGGTTTCTGCCAACTTTTCCCACTCCATTTCTTCTGCAATCTTCTTTTTAGCCCAATTTACAGTGAGTTGAACATCGCCGCTAACTTGAATATCAGCGGTCTTGCCATACATTTGCTGCCAAAGGTTCATGCTACCGTCAAAGACTTCTATGCAATTGTTATTGCCATTCCATCTCATCATGCCTGAACTAGGTGCGTTCATGTTAATGTGAGGCATACTGCTCCCCCCTGAGCTTACCCAAAGGAGGGGACTACCTGTAGCAGTAATGTTTGTTATCATGCTTGTGCAGGAATAATGTATTTGTAAGTAGCAAGACCACTATCAAGTGTAATTTGAATAGCACCTTCGTTTGACAAGCTCATTTTTGTGTTGTTTACATCTGCAATCTTAAGAATGCTCAAGATTGGCATAACCGGCCAAGTCCATCCGCGATCAAGTTTACCTGCAACGTTCTGTGCAAAAATAAACTCGCCTGCGTGTGTACTTGCATCGCCAAAGATAAACTTTAAATTGCCGCCATCTGTCTTAGCAAGAAATGTAGGATGCTCATTGTGTGCTCCTGCTTGGAAGTTAAAACGTGTAACAGCAGCCACAGTTGGCTCTAGTTCAACATCCCACTTAACACCACGGAACTTAACAGTTTTCATTTTTTCGTTGATAACTTCAGTGTTCATAAAACGATAGTCGTTTTTAAAGTCACCGTCTTTGTTTTCAAAGTGAATACCAACAGGAACATCTTCACCATTGCGTTGTGCAGTGGTAATAGAAATTTTTGCATTCTCTTTGTACTCAGCACCTTCAATTAGGTATTTGAGTTTATTAAGTTGTGGCATACCAAACACGCCAACCATGTCTGGATAAGGAGCAGAAGTTTCTGCTTCCATAATAACACTACGGTCTTCTGCCATAGCGTTAATAACTGTTTTATTTCCGTCGCCTGTAACTTTAACTGTAGTTAAGAAGCCTAGGTTCTGTGTGTGCGATACGATATCTTGTAAAATGTCTTTCATTGAAAGTTCTCCTGTATATTAAGATTATATTTAGATCTAGAGTAAAAAGCAACCGCAATTTACTCAAAGTCAAAAAGTTTATTGAATGTATTGTCCGAACGTGTGCTACTGATGTCCCATTCCAAAACACCAATTAAGTTTTCTAACTTTTCATCGATAACTGCGTTTTCCATCTCAGCATCGTTAAAAGGCAGATCCTTAAACCATTGAGGTAGTCTAAGTTCATCTACAGGATACGCTACTGAAGTATATCCCATTGGATTGTCTTTGACCTTACAGACAATAACTTTTGCACCATCCGTAATAGCCATAGAATATTTGTCATCCATCATACGTTTCAAAGTGTTCCAGTTAAGACTTGCACGAACGTGTCCAGGCATGTTCGCCTTACCTGCTTTCTTTTCTTTGTCGCGATATTCTGAAATTTTGTTTGCACGTTTGGGCGAACCTTTCTCCCAACCGGGTCTAGTTTTAAACTCTGTACGGAAGTTAGTAATGTATTCAAGCACATCCTCTTTGGTACCATTATTTAGGACCATAGTCAACACCTCACTTAAAAAGTCTTGAATAACCACAGGAGTATCTGATCGTTTTAAGTCTAAACCCATGGCCTTGATCTTGCCTGGCTTGCCGTCTATGTCTGCACGTTTGCCTTCTTTGTCATAATACAAAACAGCATAACGCTTCTTGGTAATGAATAGGCCACGACTTGCAACAATTTCACGACCCGCTTTAATAACTTCACCACGTGTCTTTGGGCAGTGGAAAGCGTCTAGCATAAACTTAGAGAAAGTTGAGTTTACTTCTTCACCGATGGTGTCGTAGAGTTCAATGACGTTTTCTTTAGACCAAGGGATGTTTCCTTTTTCAATGTCCTTCTTGAGAGTGCTATAAGCACTAAAATAACAACTGTCAGTGTCACCATAGATAATTCCTTTTCCTACGTGATCATTGGTTCCTGTGATGATCTCATTTACTTTACCAGCCATGTGTCTAGCAATGGCACGACCTGTTAGTGTAGTTGACTGTCCGATACGGTTGTCAAAGAATCTACAGCCAGGATTCAAAATAGCACCATACAGGCTGTTCAAGTTAATTTTCTTGACCAGTTGTCGTTTGTCCCAGTACTCTTCTTCAATCTTGTTACCTGCTTTAATACAGTCTTTGAGTTTGGCCTGCATCTCTTTACGTTCAGCATACCAACGCTTTAACAAGCCAGGAATAATACCTTCCTTTTCGTAGGTAAAAATAGTTCCATTAGCACTGAGCATCCACGGTTGATTGCTGTCAAAAATTAAATCATGAAGTTGTGCTGCCGATAACGTATCACTGCGGTCGTCTTCCCAGTCAATGGTAATTTCACGACCAACCTCTCGGTTCATAACCGCAGTATACTCTAAACTACCAAAGATACCTTCCCAAGCTGACGCAAATGACTTTCCTTTGGCAATTTCACCTTCAATAAATGCTTTAGTACCATCTTGACGCAGTTGTCCGACAATGGTTTCTGGCCCCATGTTTAAAGCACGAATTGCAGAGGGGTACAGTGAATTAATGTCCAGTGAACCAATCCACTCGTGAATACCTTTCTTTGGATAAGCAACATACGCACCAGCAGCCTGATTACTAAAGCCTTCTTCTCTAGATATTCTATTAGGAACAATAAATCCACGCTTGTGAGCTTCGTTGATAATGGCCTGTTCGGTTACAGCCACTGCACCCATTGTAGTCTGTAGTAACACAGTACACTCGTGTGCCAGCGTGTTGGCAAGATCCATAAACTTTAGTTTCTTGTCAAGTTTATCTAGCAAAGCACAGTCTTGTCTGTTGTATTCAATAAACTTTCTAAAGTCATTGTTATACAGTTGATCAAGTGTACCTTCATAGACAGTCTTGTTCTCACCTATCTCCATTTCTCCAATAGCATCCAACCTATAGGTGTGTCGTTCTTCATAGGTGTACTTGCGGTACAACTCGAGACTGTCCAAATGAACACGACCAATAAAATCATAAGTAACAGCGGCTTTTCCATACTTTTCGTATTCTCGTTTCTTTGGGAATTGATTCCACAAACAAAATCTGCGGGTGTCTTCTTTACTGAGAACTTTAGTAACACGGTTAACAGTATACGGAATATCGAAACCTTCGCTATTCCAACCGCTTAACACATCCGCTTCTTGTATCAAGTCTAAGAACATGTCTAACATATCTGCTTCATTGTCAAACAGATAGGTGTTAGGAAATTCTTCAACTTGTTTCTTAGCTTCGTCCATAGACAGCGTCTTAGGAGGAATAGCTAAACAAATCATAGTGTCTAACCATTGTAGGTGAACAGCAATAGCAGTAATTGGCATGAACGCATCTTCAGGACTTGCATAGCCACGTTCTGGATCAAAGTCCACCTCAATGTCAAACCATGCTACATTCAGCTTAGGTGCATCGATATTAAGATAGTTGTCTTCTAAACAACGATAAATGGGATTGATATCGCTTTCGAACAATTTCTTGCCGCTGTAGATAGCAAGTTCTTTGCGGTGTTCTTTGACGTTTTTGGAACTAACCCGTGTTAGCGGTTGTCCAAAGATTGAGGTAAATTTACCTTTAGGGTCTGGGTAATAAAATATATGACGGGCAGGATATTCTTTATAATGTCTAACACCTTTGTCGTCTCGTTCGACAACATTAATGATATCCTGCTCTCGATTATAGAAAGCGTCTACGTAACTCAAATTTTTCTCCTATGTCAATTTTAGGCTGACAAATACCTAAGTGCGGTTTATGGCCCGCCTACCTTCTAACTTTATTTAACTAATTAGCATTCTTGCTAGGCCAAGACTATCAATTGCGGTTAGCAAGATATAGTTAGCCAACATACCAAAGCTCTTCCGAGTCCATGCAGCCCAAGCATACATAGCACAGCCACTAATCCAGACAGGATATAGTATGAGAAGAGGAGGATTAGGGACTGTGACTGCCATTGTGATACTACAGCCAATAGACACAGCCCAAGCAAGGAGCTCAACAATAAACCTAGGCTTATTAGAACTCCAGTCATCCTTGATCCATTCTAGAGTTGGTTTTAATATTTCATTCATTCAGGCAAATGCTTTGTAACGCCAAGAATCATTTCAATGTCATTCCATTCTTGTTCGTGGTCTTTCCAATTGTCTTTGTGTGCAATTGAAATTGCCTTGTTGATAATGCTAGGTTTAATTTGTAATTCTTCTGCTACTGCTTTAACAGTTTCTTTTAGACCTTCTTTGAGATCTTCTACTTCACGTAAGACATTTCCGCCCTCAGTGATCAATCTTTCCAACTTGGCTTTTTCTTCAGGTCCATACATTCTTGTCGACATAATTGTTCTCCTATAGAACTATTATATAGTCAAAGAAAAAGCCGGTCAATGATTAACCGGCTTTGAGGGTCCATATTGGACTGATTAGTTTTGGTCTTCTGCTAGTACATCGTACATTTCAAATACACCACCCATGCGCTCGTAGACCATACCTGCATAGACTTCGGCCTTCATGCCTTCGCCTAATTTCTGTTTGGCAATACGTTGTGCCCAAGCAAACAACTCTTGATCAACTGCATCAATTTGTTGCTGGCCTCCGCTTTCAACAACCAACTTCATCATTTCACGAAAAGTTAATTTTTGTTCAAATGATTCGGCAACAACCTTTTTA